GTTGTTTGTGCAGATACACCAGTAAACTCATCTATTGTAAAATTCTTTAATGCCGTTGTCAGCATCGCAGATGTTATCGTATCATTATTAATTACAGCTGCAGACGTTGTACCAGAGAGATGACCACCCAAAGCAGGGTCTGTAAGAACATCACCAAATGAAAGAGTACCTGATCCATTTGTAATAAGTGCCTGTCCATTTGTTCCATCAGATACATTAATTTCATTAATACCAACTACATTTGCTTTTATCTGTGCATTTCCAACAGTACCTTCAAGATCACCACCAACTGCTGAACCAGCTACATCAATCGTACCAAAACTAATTGTACCAGCACCATCTGTCTTTAATGCCTGATTTGCAGAACCATCAGCACATTTTAATTGAGTAACACCAACTTGATTTATAACATTACTCATGTCCTCCCTTGCTAATGGAAATCCACCAGCATTTGCACCATCATGGACAACTACAGTATCTTTACTGGTATCAACAGTTGTTTCACCATCAACACCTATAAAGGTAACATGCTCTGCGGTTGTACCTCTTCGTCTTTGGACTCTCTTTGCCATATTATTTCTCGCTCATCTTTAGTAAAAGATTTTTTATTTCTTGTATATCATCTTTCAAAGTATTTATATCAGTTACACAATTTTGTAAAGTGTTTTGTTCTTGAACTCGTTTATCTCTTGCCATCTTATATGCTTCTAATCCATTTGTATCAGTATTTAAAACAGCCTTTGATAAAGTATCTCTAACAAACTTATGTTCACTCATGCCATTGCGATTGCTCTGTAATCTTGTATTCTCGGAACCTTAGTTGTATTCGTACTCGTCATTACAATCTTAATTGCAAAAGTTTTAAATGTAGTATAAGTTGCACCAGAGGAAGTGTAGTTAACATTACCACCCGTTGGGTCAAATTGAAATTCAGTAAACTCAGTATCAGTCAATGCAACATTATTTGCATTTGTTGTTTGTGTCATTACTACCCAATTTTTATCATCATATGGTTCTGGATCATATTGTGATAATACTTTATAATAAACATAGACATTTGTTCCAGCTGGTTTATTCATTGTTAAGAATACAGATAAATCAGATGCATCAAACCCATCTGTTAAAGTTACTCGTCTTGAAATATATTTTGCCGTTGCACTTCCACCAGAAGGCTGTTCTGTTTCATTTGTAATCACATTATTAACTACATTCTCAACTGCAATAACACCCATTCGACCTGTATCTATAATAGGACTGATTTGGTCATTCGTAGATGATAGAGTAGCTCTAGTAACAAAACTTCCTGCTGTTGTATTAATAATTTGTTGATTATCAAACTCATGGTTTTTATTTGGAATTGTATTAACATAAGTAGAACTTAACACACCAGTAGCTTCAGGACTTGTTTTAACTGCCCAATCAACAGCCGTATTATCAATCTTTAATTCTTGTGGAGTAAGTTGCATAACATCCATTTTCATATCTACTGAATTAGAATTATTAAATACAGCTTCATGTGTTCCAGCAATAGTATATGAACACCGATTTAAAACAAAAGTTAAATCTTGATTCTGATTCTGTTGCCATGTACTTGCGTTCTGTGATTTAAACAATACACCAGTTGCAGGTTGCTTAGAAACTTTTCTAGTAGAACCAATTATGTTCTGTCCAAGTTCTGCCATGTAACATTCCCATGCACTACTGTTAGACATAATAACAACTGCATATTCACCCGGTGCTAAAAATACAGGAGATTGAAAATTAAATTTAGTTGCTACTGAACCATCTGCACTTGTTGTAACTTCAGAAGGTAATTTACTTACGTCAGAAAATGGTGCAACAGACAATGTTGGAAATCCAGCTTCAGTTGCTCGTAAAGAAACATTTACTGGAACACCACCAGGATCTTTAGATTTAAAATATATATCTACATCACTACAATATACACCATTTGGATATAAACTAGGATCAACAAAAAATGTTTGTGCAAGAGGATCACCACCACCCGGAGGTGCGGCCCATCCAATAACAACATTTCTATCAAACCTTCTAGTTGTTACTATTGCCTCATCAGCACTTCCCATTTGTCCTACATGAAGTCTTGGGATTCTTGATGAAAGAATTGTTTCTTGATTGGTCTGTAATAATCCCTGTGCATGAAAAGCTGTTTCAGCAAATGTACTAGCTGTTGCCAAAGTACCATTAGAATCATCTGTTAACAGAAATTGTCTTTCACCAGTTCGGAATATTAATAATGGAGGATCTTGTTCTTGTGCAAAATCTGGACAAGGTAAATTAAATACTAATCCACTAACTGAACCATTGTCATCAGTATAAATTGCACCACCAGCAGAACCACCACTAGGAGTACAATAAGAAGCAATATCTGTTTTATCAAAGAAAGGATAAACTCTCGTATTTGGTTTTAGTCCAGTTGCAGAAACATTAATCGTTTGCGCACGAATAAATGGAAGTACAGAAAGATCAATAACTCGTTCACCAAGACTTTGATTAACTGTATCAGAACCAACAATCTCTGTACGAATACCTTGTCGTGATTGAAGTTGATCTACAGCAAATGTTTGTCGTTGTACCAATGCACGACCTTGCCAGTTAGCTGCACCTCTATCAACTACTCTTTCATTTCTTCCTGTTCCAATATCTTGCCAGTCACTCCATTGACTTCCCCAACCAAGACCAGCTAACATTTCCCATGCATCATTTTCACCAGTTGCATTGACAATAACTTCTGGTCTATTATTTTTTGCAACCCACATATCACCAGAAGGACTTAAACTTAATACACCCATCCAATGTTGCACATCAAATGGATTAACACTTGTAAAAGATGTTGCTTGTGTTTGACTAATAAGAGCTGTCGTAGTATATGGTAATGTAATTAAGTCACCAGTTTTCTGAACACCAGTAGAAGCACTAGACTGATATGTAAGGTCTGCCATGTTCGATAAGAACGAAGGTCGTAATTCTCGACTTTGATAATCAACAGAACATTTATAATCTGCATTACGAACATCTCCTATGCTATGTCCTGCAAAGTCATCAACCAAAATACCATTTTTAAATCTATCAAGACCAGATGCATCTTTAATAACCAATGCTTCTGCATCTTTTTCAAGTAGTGTAAGTGCTGTATAGTATTCAACATTGTTTAATCGTTTTTCTAGCTTACCAATATCTTTCATTGTATATCGTTTATTTTCGATATACTTTACTATAACATCTGTTGGTTTAAATGTATATGCAGGAATTCTAAGTTCCCACAAACTCATTGTGTTATCTAGTTTATATGGAGGTACTGGATTATTAGAGGATACTCCTTTATGTACTCCAAACCTTTTATCAGCACTTAAATAAACCATGTCTATTCGTGGTTGATAATAACTATAGTCTGCTTGCCAGTTTGTATTAGGATATGGAAATTCCATCCCCGACATAGTAGTTACACCTGCACCTCGTATGGGTCTAAAATCAATACAATCTCTAAGCTCAACTATATTACCAGTTGTAGGACTTGTAAATGTTGGAACTAAATCATAACCAACTGCCGCAGTATATGAATCAGTAGAAAGATAACCACTACCAGCATGTGTAAAATAATCCATGATAACTAAAATTCTTCCAGTTGGTGCAGTTCCAGTTAACTGGATTCTACCATGATCGTAAAAGTTATCTCGTTGTCCATTATCTAAACTATATCGAGATTTAATTTCTGTATCACCAGCTGCAAGACTAACCATAGTTGCAGTATGTGTCGTACCAGTAATAGTTTCTGTGCCTGCAAAAGTTCCTGACGTAACAACAAACGTAATAGTTGTTAATGGAGTATGTGCAATAACAGTTCCCTTTGCACCAGATGTTCCACCCGTAATTGTTTCACCAGCGATGAAAGTTCCTGATGCATTTTGAACTGTTAATGTCGGTGGTACTGCATTATTACTAGTATTACCAGAATCATAAATTGCTTTGATAGAACTTATATCAGATAAGGCAAGAGAAGTATATCCCAATGCTGTATTGGTTGGTGAGGTAATTGCCACTTCTTTATTTTTAACAAGTGTCTTGACTCTTTCTTGCTTCGTATCAACATTCATAGTTACCCAAAAATTGAATGTCGTGTTCAAAGAGTTATCACCAGTAAAGATTGTTACTGATTGTCCGTTAGCAGCTACTGTAACAGTTGCAGCTGCAGGAGATGTTGCACTAAGATTAACATTTGTTCCGGCCGCATCTTGTGCATGATAATAAGTATCTTTAACAGTTGAACTAAGTACACCAGTTCCATAGAATGTTTCATTAGCACCACTTGATGTTAATGTACAAGTACCTGCACTAATAGTTACAGAACCAAAAGTTTTTTGTTTAGTATAACTTGTATCAATGTTATTTGAAGCATCACGAATTGTTTTAATAGTATTCTGTGGTAATTTAAATACTGCTGTATTAAAATCAGTTTCAAACAATCTTGCATCACCATTACTCACTCCACCAACTTTACCAACATCAGCTACTCTTGATTCTGTCGATACAACTACAGGTGTTGCTGAAGCATTAACAGGAATTGAAAATCTTTCTGCATCTACAAATGCATTACCACCGGTCATTTTAATATCATATAAAAATAATTGATATCTCCAAGTAGTTGGTGTAGCAGGTGTTGGTCTGTCAATTACAGTTATAGTTCGTGCTTTAGCTGTACCGATTTTAGTATTTGCATATGTAGTTGGATTGGTTAAAACTGGAGCTGCATTGTGAATATCAAATTCTGTTCCAGTTGTAAAATCATAAAATCCACTAAGGTTATCTATCTTAGCATAATTACCAAACTGCATCAAACGATCAAAACCATTTACATTCACATAATCTCTTGCACGATCTACAGGAACATCACTTGAAATTAAAGTTCTAAATTCATGTCCCTCCACATATGCTTTGCCAGGATCTAATCTTGCAACAAACTTAGCTGTGTCACTAGAATGTGTTTTTAATTGAATTGGAAAATGTCTTACAGTATAGTTACCTGATTCATCAAATGTTCGTCTTGCAAAAGTTTCTTCTAATACAGAATAGATTGGATATTCAATATCAACATGACGAACACCATTTACCAAACGAATCATTTCTATAAAATCTGTATCATCAGTTGATGTTGTAGCTTTCTTAATAAGAGTAAGTCCATACTTCAAACGATCTGCACCAGGTGCTGCATAGTTATATGCTCCCTGTGCATTATCTAATAATGTACTATCATCACCTGAAGCAACTACAGTTGCTGATACTTGAAAACCAATCTTATATGTTGGTGTATTTGTATAGTTATCTAAAATAAGTGTTGTAGCTGCTGCTCGTATAAAGTTACCATTAAAATAATAATAACCAGCATCATTAGAAACTGCTGAACCTTTACCAGTTGCTGATGATGATGCAGCTAATACTGCTGAAGAAAAATCATCTGCCACAAGTCGTTCACCCGAATTAAATACTGCTGAAGTATTCAGAGTAGCAGTTGCAGTAGCAGAAGAACCTCCACCACCAGTAATGTTTATACTCGGTGTAGATGTATATCCAGTTCCTTTATTTGTTACATTAATACCAATAATTGTTTGCGCACCAGACGTTCCATTATTTCCAACAATAGCTGTTGCTGTTGCACCACTTCCTCCACCACCAGTAAGAGTAACATTCGGAGTTGTAGTATATCCATTACCAGCATTAGTTACAGTAATACCTTGAACATTCTGAGTAACACCACCACCAGTAAGATACTTAACCCATAAAGTATCTGGATCACCAGTAGTTGCATTAACAGCAGAAGTATTGACAACTCTAGCAATTGTTCCTGATTGACTACCAATAATTGTTTTACCATTTAAATTTGAAGCAGTAATTGCAACACCATTATAGTTTGCTTGTAACTTTACATAATTATATTCTGTATCAATATGTAATTCACCACCAGATACTCGACTACCATTTGCAAATATATGATCGCCAAATCGTTTGAGTTGGTTTCTTAGTATTGTTTGTTCTTGTGTGAGTTCTCTTGCTTGAACAGCAACAGCAGGTTTATAGAGGACTTGATGAAAATCTTTCGCTTCATCATAATCATCAAAGTAGGGACTCTGATTAAGATTTAAATTTATATTGGTTGTCATGTATTATTACCTTTATTAAAATTCAACTACTAACTTGACATCTTCAGTCTGGTCAGATGCACGATTGATTGGAGCTCGAAACTCTACATAGATTTGTTCTCCACTATCATCATCCATTTCTGCACCAGAATATGTAGTTGCTGTAGCAGCTGAACCACTTACATATGGATTAGTAATTAAAATTACTTTTCTGAAATCATCACCAACAACAAAGTCACCACCCTCAGTTCCAGTTAATCGAACATTCATCATTACATATGCTCCACCAAGTTCTGTCTTTGCATTTTTACCATGTCCATTCTTAGGACCGATTCTTGGTTCAAGTGTACATCCTGTTCCGCCACCACCAGTAAGAGTTGCTGTACCAGAACGATAACCAGTACCTACTGCTGTCATGGCTACTTTCTTAACAATACCACCAACTACACTTGAACATCTTGCAGTTGCACCAGTACCTTCTGTCGTTGTAATTGATACTGCTGGCATTACTTCATATACACTTGTTGCATCTGGTGTCGTTGTCCATGCAGAAACAGTTGCTACTTTTGTAGAACCAACATAATCTGTAATAACTTTAATCTGTCCACTTCCAGTTCCTGATGAAATATAAACTGTCATACTATTGTAAATATCATCTGTTGCAGATGCAGTTGATGCTAATTTTATTGTAGTAGATGTACTACCTGTCTGTGCAGTACCGGTATTCGTATTGACATATCCTGTTCCACCAGCAGTTACATCTATATGTTCTAATGCTCCATCAACAGCTGCTTGTTGTACAGTCCATTGTGCTGTACCATCATTTGTTGTTAGATACTTAATTGGAATCCAATCTGTCGTAACATATTTCAACACATCTGCCTGTTGGACTTCATACATAAATTTCCAACGATAGTTATCTGATGTTTCGATAATAGAAGAAGATTGACCTGTAGGTTTGACTGTGGAAACCACTCCACCATAATTACTGATACACTTATAGACATTATACTGATCTGTCATTACGAAAAATGTCTGATCTATTTGGTCATCTTGGTTATGATCGTATTCGGTATATACAGTTCCTGATGTCCAATCGGTTCTCTTAACAACATGAGATACATCTGAAGCATTAATCAGTTTGGCAGCTATCATATCATTATGATGAATATAAGGTGCTACTGTCGTATCTTTAGGAGTAGGGATTGCTGTATCTGAAGGAGAAGATTCTGAATATTGTCCTGCACTTGCGCCAGACCAACTATCAGCCTTTCCAATCATCAGATAAACTTTATTGGTTGCAAATGACCCAATAAAATTATCTGCGTTATAAGTTCTAAATGCATTTGTTATAATTGCTGGCATAACTCAAATCCTCTTGTTTAATTTCTTATATTTATAATATTTATACAATACTTATGTGACTATTCATCACATATCTCGTTTTTTCGTTCTGTGTTGTAACATATTTGGAAATCTGTTCGTTCTTAAAAAAATCAATCGTGTAATCATTACTACCCAAGTCTGTTTTCAATGTACTAAATCCTGCTTGTTTGGCAAATTTCAATCTGTCTACTTGACGACGCATAGGACCTAATTGTAATGCTCCACCAATACCACTTGAAATCTGTCCCCAATCTTCAGATACAGAAATACTTAAATCTGTAATAGAACTCCAATCCTCAGATGGCATAGTAAGAGCCATCTGAACATATAACCAATCATCACTATCTGCTATACTTAAAACGATAATAGGTAAATCTATTTCATATATGTGCCAATCTGAATGTCCGGGTCCCATATGAGAACCAGCAGCTTGTCCATCATGTGGCCATGGTGCTCCATCTGGCCATTCTGGATTTGTCTGTTGTAACTGATTATTCAATCGAACTGGAGGTACAATATCTCCGTCATGGAATATAATCGTATATGGCCATTTGTGGGTAGGTGGTAAAGTAAGTTTTAATCCAGTTTCAAGTAAACCAGTAATTAATGTTCTACCAAACAATGCTAGTCCAGATGGATGCACTACTCGCTTAACATAATTTCTCCACTTGTCAATCGTATTACCAGCTTTAATCTCGTATGAAAATGCTTGATAATAACTACTATCTTGAATATAATTAGCTGCAGAAATTTGTCCATCATCACCAACCCATCTTACATTTGCTTCATTTTCATAACTACCAATCGTTGCAGTACCAGTTGCTGTGCCATCTCCTTTAGTAGCAAAATTTAATGTTGGAATTGACTGATAATGGAAACCACCATTTACTGTTTTTAAAGTTTTAACTCCACCAATACCAGAACCACCCAATGTAATATTAGCACCATTACCTGTACCACCACCAGAAATAGTTGGTATACCTTTATAACCAGATCCGTTGTGTTCAAACTCAACAGCAGTAATTACACCAGAGTTTACTGTCTTAACAAGTACACTACAAGTTCTTCCATCTATCTCTAATTTATCTATATTGTTAATCGTAAGTTTATCACCAACAACATATCCCGTTCCACCTGAAACAATAGTCGCTGTAGTCATACTTCCCGTTGTTAATGATGAAACTAAAAACTGTGCTCCGACAGCTCCTGCACCACCACCTGTTACTGCAATATTATCATCTATACTATATCCATTACCAGGATTTGTTATCGTATACCCAGTTACCATATTATCCAGAGTAAACGTATTTGTTCCATCTGTAATAGTTTCATTAGAACCAAATGTACCTACGACTTTAGAAAGATAAAGTGTCGATACAACAAAGGCTCCTATTGCTTCATTCAATACTAATTCGACAATACCCTTAGCACCAGAAGTTCCACCAGTAATTGTTTTACCAGTAAAATCAAAAATAGCTGATGACCCACTCGTATCAATACATCTTAAAATTTTATCTTTCGTATAACGACCATCTGATACACGAAGCATATCAATAGATGGATAATAAAATTCAATTTCTTCTTGATATAATAATCGAAATAAAAACTGGAAAGATTTTTCACTACCTTTAGAACGATAGAAATCACGCAATCGTTTTATTACATGAGGTTTATTGGAATTAGCAAATACTGCTTCTGGAATATCTTTACCAAACTGAGTTTTAAAATATTGCAAGAAATCATCTGCTGTCTTATCAATATTAAAATAATTATCTAAATTACCAATAATCTCATACGGCTTACCGACTTGTTCAAGATACTCATAGTATGCTTCCAAGAAAGCTACAAATGTAGTATGATCTTCTTTTACAAACTGTGGTAACTGTCCTTCTACACGAACGGATATACGTTCATCAAACGAAGGATGTATTGGTGTATTTGGATTACTTGCCATATTAGATTATTGTTTCAGGAATCATGGTAATAGTAATTGCTGTTGGATCAGTCGAATCAGTTGTTATTATTTGTTCTCTTAACGGAGTAATATCTTGATTATTAGTTCCGGGTGTTACAGTCATTTTAATATATGTTTTTGCATCTGAAATAGTATGTGGTGTAAAATTATTTAAAATAACTTTACCAGTAGTGTAATCTATAGTACCAAGAATTTCTGAACCAGATGCCAAAGTCATATATGTTGTAGGAACATCTACAGTAGTAGTATAAGTAGAACTATTATATGTTGATCTTACCAACTTAACACTACCTAAACTATCATCAATTAATGTATATGTAAATCCATCACTCGCAGTAAAGGCCGTACTAGTAAGGGATCCCTTAGTTAATACATTATTAAATTCCATAGTATATGTTGCAGCTACTGCCAATGTAGCAGGAGATATTCTCATTTGATATTTAACGATTGTTTTATTATTTCTTATTGATTTATTTGTATCATCTACTGAACCAGCTAATACTGAGTATCTAAACTTATTATCAAATTTTGATACATTACCTGAAAAGTAAGATGTGATAGATGATTCAACTGCTGATTTTAAATTATCCTCTGTAGTTAAGAGAGTAACAGGATCGTAATTAACCGTTGTATCAACTATTAAATAATAATAGATAGGATCAACAATCTCTGGTGTTACAGTCACAACATTTGTCTTTTTCAAAATAGAAGATTTAATTGCATCTTTTGTAGCTGCACTAAAATATGTATCTCCTGTCGGTTTAACGGCTATATAAACTTTTCCATATACTGCTGGACTTGCATCTTCACCACCATATACTGTAATAGATTCTATATCAGTTCTCTCACTTAATAGAATTGCTTTATAATCTTCTTTTGTTGTTGCACGTTTTTGTGCTTGATATAACTTAGGTGCATTTCGTTTTAATGATGAAATAGATTCTATTGTAGTACCACCAGCAGCTGCACCTGAAGTAGTTAAAGTATAATTAGAAGATGATAAACCAGCAATTGTTCCGACAGCTTGAAATACACTTGCCTTATTAGCAGAGATTCCTTTTGTAATT